TGACAACCCCCACGGCTGCCAACCACATTTCCCAGCTTCTTCACGAGAGTTCCACAGTAGAAATGCAAAACGAAGATTCGATGATGGGATCGCCATATCGTCAAGCGTCCAGCCCATTTCTGAGAGCCACTCTTCGTGTATCTGGTTGATCTGAGTTAGTCCGTAGTCAGATCCGTTAAACCATTGCGAGTCCGCTGAGATCGCTTGACAACGCGACTCTTTCCACATAACTTGACCAAGCCTCTGCAATACATAGGTATCGTTAGGCCAGCCCATCTCTACCGCGAGCGGTAGCCATTCTTGACACTTGGTGTCAGGATCTATCTGGGCGAGCTGTGGGAGCGTTGTAGTGGTCTCTACGGGCTCGTCGTAGATAGTCGCGTTCTCTTCTGCGATCATCTGAGCTATGAGGTCTTCACGGTCTTCTTGTTGCTCTTGAGTCAACGGCACGATCTGGACAGTCTGAGGGACTTTCACAGTCGGTTCTGGCGGTGATTCTCCTCCTGACCCGAAGATCATGATGAGACTTAAATATCCGATCGCGCTAAAAGCGAGAAACTTGAACGGGTGCATATGTGCCTCCAGTGTCGGGGCTCAGCGGGTGCTGTGCTCTTTTGGCTGGATCATCTGACCGAATCTGAGGCCAGATGTCAAGTCACTTAGTAAATATCCGCGCAAACGCTTCTTCTACCAGCTTCGGCGAGTCCGCCATCAAAGGTGAAATCTCAACATGAATCCAGTCCGCTCCGGGTGTGCCACCATTGCGGGAGATCGTCCACTTGAGCCAGTTGTCTCGATTACAACGATATCCGGCTCCCCATTTATCTGTCGGGAACGGTACGCCTACGCCATCGTAGGAATGGATCTCTTCAATGTTCAGATCGTCACGATGAGCGAAAAAGAACTCCACAAGAGCTTTCCTTTGTGCCTTCGTACCTTTCAGATCTATAGCTCGCCAAGTAGCATGAACTGACAGCTGTGGCCCTGAACGCATCGGACGATTCGCATAGATGCCGATGCTCTTGACACCGAACAAATACTGAGAGAAATCCACGAACCTTTTCGTGCCGGCGCGGGGTTTCGGGTGGTTTCCGTCGGTGTTGCCGGTGTATGGGCGGGATGTCATTTCGAGTCTTTCTTGCGGATGATTGGCTGCACTTCCTTATTGGTCAGAGCGGCCATTCCGTTCCCGATTGAGTATCCGATAATCATTGTGAGAATCGGGACACCTTCGGATGTTTCAAGTTTTCCGACCGACAAAAGGATCGTAATGCAAATCAATCCGACTAATGCGATGAGGGCTTTGGATGGGTTGAAAGTCATCAGGCTGGCCCGATGTCTTCAATGAATATTTGTGCTGGGGCTGTCGCGCTTCGAGTTGCCGTAAATGTGCCAGTAGAACCCTGCAATGTGGCGACGATGACGGTAGATCCCGCTGTTAATGTCCCGACCCAAATAGTTTTCATGGTGTAACTCACCGCTGTTGCTGGTGCGTTCTGTGCAATTTCTTGCTGGTATTGGGTGCCGGCGAGGTTTGTGAGTCTGATTCTGCTGGTGGCAGAAGCTCCGGCGGTTGCTGGTGATCCTACTTGGGGTTCGTAGTAGGTGATTCGATAGTAACGGTTCGCTACTGCCGTAAAAGTGCTCGCGGTCAGTTGTATTTCTTCCGCGGTAATTGTGAGATCGCTTGTGGTTGATTGGGCAAAAGCAACTATTCCGCGCGGGAACTGATTACATTCTGTCGCCGTAAGAACTTGACCTGAGCTAAAGTTGTCGTTAGGTGAAATAGCCATCGTTTAGGGCCTTTCAGGGAATGTGACGGTTGGCGCGGGTGTCCATGTGGCGGGGAAGTCCCTAAGTGCTTGGCGGTAGGTCGCCCATGCGGTTTTGTCGGTCGGTGTGTCGGGGATCATTGCCCAATCGGATTCGACTAGAAGTGCGTCACGGCGTAGGCGCATGCGTTCTAGTAGCCATTCGTCGGGTGCTTCAGTTTCGTCAGGTGCTAATAGGTTCATCATGCCGCCTTATAAAATGTTGAGAATCGGAAACTGTCGCCCGTTGTCCAAGTGAAAGGCACAGTTGCGTTGGGCGTGCTTTTGCCAGCATAAGTGCTCGAAGTATTAGTTAGTTGCAGCCGTAACTGTGTTGCGTTATTTGAGCAAGTGTAACCATAAAAGTATGCGCCTGCTGAAACATCTGTGAAACTGCAAGCGCCGAGAACCCAATCGGCCCCGCCGCCTGCCGATGAAATCATGTCAGCGTTAATGTTTACGGGCAGACCGCCAATCAAAAGAGTCGTAGTGATTGAAGAAGTTGAGCCGAAAGTAAAAGTGCCGTACACATGAACGAAATTATTTACTTGAGCATAAAATGCAGACCAAACACCATCGCCAACAGCCCAAGTCGCTGCGGTAGGCGTGTATGCCGTGTAGTTCCCTAGGACCGTGTTACCGATAGCCAACTTGGTTTGGACCGCTTCCATCGCGTCGTTAATGTCGGCGTGTTGTTGCGCGTGAGACGGTGAAGTCAACAGACTCGTAGCCGTCGGATTAGTGAAAGCATCCAAAGATGTGGGGTAAGTGCTAGCCATGATTTACCATCCTAATCGTGAGCCTTGTTCAACATTTGCGTCATCATAAATCCATCCGATTTCATCATATTCAATTTCAGGCTGGTCGTAAACAATGCCGTCTCCAGCCAAAATTCCGAAAGTAGAATTGTTCAAGATAAAGAACTGGTAGTAGGTCAACGGTGTCAGATATGCCGTCACTACTGTTTCGGTAGGTGTGGCCGAAATCTGGATTCCTTCCACAATGATTTTCTCGGTTCGATCTGTGCTGTCTCCCGGTATTTGATAGGTGAGACTTCCGGGTGTTTTGTCGTTAACGAGGAACAGAAAAACTGAGAAGGCTGTCGGTGTCATTACTTGCATCCGGTCGGTAAAAGTGACAACGAATCTCTGTTTGTTGGTGTCGCTTAAAGTGTTAGCGAGCCATTCGGCGAGCCCTAAAGCTTGCGTGGTGTTTGCGTCAACTGTTGAAACTGTGAACCCTTGAGCACCGACGGCAGTAATCGAAGCTTCGTTTGTGGCTTGCTGTACCGCTAATCCTTCAGGCTGAGTTTGCACTTGGTTCATCAAGTCGAGCCCTAGATTGATGCGTTGAAAAGAGTCGTAACCGACTTCTGTGGCACTGGCGATCCTGCTGAACTTTGGGCCGTTTGTGCCGAGAGTGTTAATTCCTGAACGGCTAATGAAATAGACAGCTTGCTGGGCGATTGAAAGAACACCGCGTTCAGTGTTTTGGAGAAGGTTCCAAAAGTTGAGGACGGACCCGCTGTATGTTCCTGCACTACATGACGAACTGGTGTCACCGAACGCTGTCAGTATTGGGCGATTAACCTTGAAACCCGGCACACTGCTGGTCTGCAAAAATTGCGCACCGCTTAAACCTGCAGTGATAGAGAAGTCGTTCATCTGGAGACGACCCATCAGACCTAAAGAATCTTGGCAAGTAATTGAGGCAGTTGACAGACCTACATTGCCGGGATAATCGTTGTATTCAACTTGGACGACATAGAACGACAAATAGTGTGTGTCATTAAAGTCTAGTAACCTTATTTCATCACCAAAATTGAATCCGGCGACTTCGTTATTTTGGTTCTTTATTGTGACAACCAGCGCGCCCGCGTTGTAGTTGTCCAAATAGTTTTGGCGACCGTTAGTGAGATTGAACGACAGGACGCTACTGGTCCATTCAACCCCAGTTGTCTGGTTCTTTATTTTCCATGCGTACCGAATCATATGGGTCGAGTCGTTAACGGTACAGCACCAGATTGGCGAACGAATCGCTGGATGGCTTGCACCACAGTGTTAGGGTCACCGCCGTTCACATTAATTGTGATGTTTGCACCGCCACCCATACTCCCGAGCCTGTCAAGAGGAATGATGGCTTCTGGACCTTTTTCGCCGATCATGGCGATCGTCGGGCCTGTCGTGATGCCTCCCTCCGCTAAGCGAGGAAGCTTGACATCTGGAATGCTTCCAAAGTTGACCCACGGCCCTGCAGCTGAGTCAATGCCGTCCAGAATAATGTTGAGCCCTTTGATAGCGAAGTTCAGGCCTCGTTCAAGATTGTATATGACAGCGTTAATTACTCCCTTGAACGCTTCGCCGATTCCGTCGAAGATTGCTTTCCCGAGGTTTCTGAGTTCGGCGAATCCTGATTTGATTGCTCCGAACACGAACGCTGCTACTGAGAAAAGTTCTGTGAAAACTGTTTTGACTGCGTTGACTGTTTTGCCGAAGATGTCGAACTTGACTTGTAGTGCAACGAGAGCAGCGATAACGGCAATGATGACCGCGACTCCGGTAGCGACCCATAGCGCATAAGTTGAGGCAGTCAGAACATTAGTGGCGACGGTAACGATCGCTTGAATTGCTGCATAGGCTTTCATAGCAGCGTTCACTGCTAGCACGGTCCCAGCCAAAACTGAGAAAGCAGCAATAAAAGCGACGACGAGTCCAGTGTTATTTTGGACAAAGTCGCCTAAAGACTTGAACGCGGGAAGCAGTTTTTCGGCGAGTGGTGCGACAGCTGCACCGATAGATTCCTTGAACTCGCCCATCTGGATTGACAGGCTTTTCATCTTGCCTTGTGTCGTGTCCGCTGCAGTGGAAGCTTGTCCCTCAAATGTTTTGCTCAGAGCTGCGAATACTTCGTCGGTAGTAGCACCGTTTTCAATCAGAGAAGCTAGGGCAGGGTCTAACGCTTTGAGCGACTTGAAATTACCGTTAAAAGCCTTAGAGAGCGCGTCAGAAACTGTCCCCAAGTCTTTTCCTGTACCGGCTGAGATATCTAGGGCAAGACTGAGAAGGTCTTGAGCTTTTGCGACATCCCGCGTGCCTCGAACAAGTTTGTCAAGAGCTGGCCTAAGTTCGTCGTCTGCGACGGCTGCAGCAAGTGAAGTTTTTGAGATGAACTTTTCAACACTGGCGATCTGAGCGTTGGTTGCTCCTGTCGTGTTTTTGAGTGTTGTCCCAAGTTTTTGGGCTGCAGCGTCGTCTTCGGCGAACGCTTTGACAGCATCAAAAGCGACAGCACCGAGAGCTGCGATTGCGAGCCCTGCCGGGACTGCTGCCTTCTTTATAGCGAAAGAGGCTTTCTGACCGTTGGTCTGAAGCTTCTTAAAATCGGCGATGGCTTTATTGACTCCGGCAGGATTCCATTCACTAATGATCGGGAGGTTGATTGCCATCAGCGGAACTCTTTCTGTGCATCAATCATGAACTGATTGATGATCGGCTGAAGTGCTCGTTCAGCGTCTCCTGCCATTGATTCAATATCTTTCCACATATATCGAGAAGGTGATCCGATGCGATCAAGTGCGCTAGCGAAGTTTGGTCTGCGATATTTTGCTTCTCGGCGTGACTTTGTACCGCCAGCCTTTCCAGCCATGTCCGTGATCGCTACCGGTGCTCCCTTAGTAACGACACGAACAACTGCGATCTGTTCAGCTCCAGCAGTCACAGATCCTTTGCGAGGCTTGCGAGTGTTCAAGGAGATCTGAACCTTCTTGACACCAGACCAGCCTGTCCGACCGTTATGGGCCATACCGCGTAAAGGTGGAGATTGTGGCACACGAGCATTGATCGCATCTACGAGAGGCTTTGCAGCTTCTTTCGTGTCTTTCAATAATGTCCGCCGAACTGCAGGATCAATCTTCTGCATTTTCTTTAATGCGTCTTGCAGACCATAAGTATTGAGTCTCAGATCTGCTGCCATTATTGCTTTCGTCTCTGCTCGTTGATAATCGTGACACAAGTGGCAAGATCATCTGTCTCGAATGTAATAGTCGGAGGCCAGAACCCAGTCTCAACTAGCAGAGCTGCTAATTGTCGCCGGTGGCCTCCCGTGTAGGGACTGCAGAAGCAGTCTCCACTACTTCCAAATCTTCAAGCTTCTTAATGAACTCGTCGAACGAGATCGGCATGGGATGACCTTGTTGCTTACTGGCTTCATAGGCCATGTATGCGAGATCTTCCATTCCGATTCCGCTTGACAGATCTGATGCTCGTCGTTTCATTTTGCGTTCCCACGAAACAATTACGAACAA